CCCGACGGCCCGTTCGTGCTCTATGCGGAGCATGCGGCGCGCGTGAAGGTGCTCGAAATGGCACTGACAGCCTGCAGCAACGAATGCTTGGATGAGCACTGCAATGTCTACAAGATCGTGCAACGCGCCCTCGCACTCGCACTGGAGCCGAAATGAGCATTAGGCGATTCGATCCGTGGAAAGACCGTGGCGGATGGCAGCATCTCATGGAGGAAGGACCCGAAGGCCGATACGTCGCTTTCACTGATTACGAGGCTCGCCTAGCGGAGCATGCGGCGGAGGTGGCTGAGTTGCGCAAACATCTCGACAGCGCATATGACACGCTGGACTACTTCGGCCACTCACCGCCCTATGACGGCTCGCAGGCGAGAGCTGATAAGGCGCGTATCACTCACCTCGAAGCCGCCCTCACTCTCCTCACCAACGGCATGAAGTATTCGGCTGAGGTGGTGACGATTGCGCGAGAGGCGCTGGGGGCCTCTACGGAAACGAAAGGAGAACAGGGATGAGTGAGCGTTGGGATAACCATTTTCTCGGGATGGCACTGTATCACTCGAAGCTCTCCAAAGATCCGGCTACGCGAGTCGGTAGCGTCATCATTGGCCCTGACCGAGAGATTCTATCGGCTGGCTTCAACGGCTTCCCACGCGGCATTGCAGATACGCACGAGCGCCTACACAACCGCGATACCAAGCTCAAACTGGTAGTCCATGCCGAGATGAACGCCTTACTGGCAGCCGCTCGCACTGGCATGCGGTTGAAAGGTTGCACACTCTATCTTGCCGCGACCGATGACACCGGTTTGGTATGGGGTGGGCCGCCGTGCACACGCTGCACCGTCGAAATAATCCAGGTTGGTATCAGCGAGATCGTGAGCCATCCGGTCAAGGCCGCTGCGTCTAAATGGCACGAAGATCTGATACTTGCAAAATCGTTGATCGAGGAATCTGGAATCATCTATCGCGAGGTTCCATACTTCGCGCATGCGCAAAGAGCGCTGAATTCCTGCCAGCCAATTGTGGAAGAGCAGCGGGGTGGTGCCACGATACGGCACTCTGGTTCGGAAATGGCCTGTGAGTCACAGAAGTGGACACCCTGCTGGTGCCCCTATTGCGGTGAGCCACACAGCCCAGCCATACGCGAGACAAAAGATGGCTGAACCAAATGGAATCGAGAGGCAAGCAGCGATGGACGAGGCCGCCGCACAGACGCTCACGTATCGTGAGGGCATAGATATGGTGAAGCCCACTGAAGCCTTTGGTATGTGTTACTACGCGTTTCTGGCTGGTATTCGCTTTGAACGCAAACAGTCTGACCGGGGAAAGAAGCATGGTTAAGCGACTCTACGCCAGCACGGTACTTTTGAGCGAGCCGAATACGGGCGCTGAGTTCTGCGTGGTTGCGGCCGATGATTACGACGCCCTCGCCGCCAAAGTTGCAAGCATGGATGGCGAATTGAATCAGGCGGCTGACGAATCCGCCTTCAAGGCGGCCCGCATCCGTGAACTGTCGGAATCGTTGCTAGCAAAAAGCGCCAAAATAGGCGAACTCGAAGCGCTATTGCGTGAAGTACAGACGCGATGGTGGCCGGGATGTGCGCCAATGATGGCGCGTATCGGTACCGCCCTGAGCGGGGCGAGGACAGCTTGCGCTGCACCGCACGAGGCGGGCGCGGTCTGCCCTCAGTGCGGGTTCGTGGATAACTCGCGCATGAACTCGGCGAGGATAGCCAAACCCTGCACCTGCGGCTCTCCCTCTGGTCCGCACGAGCCAGATTGCACGGTGTTGGGGGAGGGGAAAGTATGAGCCTCGATTGGCCGTGTCTCCAACGTCCGTGCGCGCTATGCGGTGAACCAATGGGCAAGCATGTCGTGCCTGGCCCGAAGGATCATGAGGCGAGGCTAGTCGGCGCAATGGGTCTCGTGTGCCCGTCGAATCACATTCACGAAGAATCGACTGTTGCCGACAAGGTGAAATCGTGACTCAGAAAGCACAAAGGCTAACGAATGCCCCAGGGGGCCGTACAAATCTCGGCACAGGGCAGTTTGGTTCCTCGTGGAACATTGGGAGGCGGGATGGTGAAGCGCTACAACGGCCAGTTAGCGATTTACACGGATCAGGGAGTCGAGGAGTTCCTCAATGGCACGTTCGTCGCTGCCGCCGACTACGATGCAATGGATAGTGCGGCAACCGCCCTCGGCATCCATGTGCAGCATTGCGAGTCCCGTATCGCGGCGCTGAAGGCTGCGCTGCTGCGTGCTCACGAAGCGATGATTGGCATCAACATTTTCGTGACGTCGCGGGAAAAGATCAACCATCCTACCGGTACCGAGTGGTGGCATGCTGAAATGGATGCGGTCGGTGCCGCTCTCGCACCGCGCAAACAATTTGGATGTGATTATTGCGAGGCGTCATTTGATACCGTTCCGGAACGGGCTACTCATGAAAAACTGCATCGTGAGGAAACTAAAGCCGCTCTCGCACCTGAATCACCTAAAGGGGGATAAATGAAAGCCGAACACAGCGTCTATGTCGATTGCAGCATGTACGACTACGGTACCCCTGAAATACCCAATGAATTGCCTCACCCTCGGGACATTCCGCCCCAGGAAGGCACTATCAACTACGTTCAGGTGCCCCAATCACTCTATGATTCTTGGTGGCTACTGTACGAATTCGCGACAACCGAAGCACGTGATGCGTTTATGGCGAAGCCGCCCGCAGTGTTTCGCAAGGCGCACATGTATGAACGCGATCAGGCGTTTTTCGATAAGTGGACGGGCACCTAAAGGGGGATAGGATGCGAATCGTTACCGAAATCATCCAGCGGACCTATTGCGAGTGCGGGGCGGAACTGTTCTCGGCTGATGATTGGTCGCGGCACAATCGACAGCATATGCTCGAATATTGGAACGCCACACCCGAACGTCGCCGCATCTTGCAAATGACCGAAGGCTGTCTCAAGGAGCCAGTTGAATCACGGCGCTGAGCTGGGCTGCGTCTTGGAGGGGTAATGCACTACAAATATCAACTCATCGCGTTCTATCAGCTAATCCGTAAGCTGCTGTTTCGGCCCATCGTCACTGGATTGCATGAGGGCGAGACCTTCATCCTCGATCATCTGCATATCAAGGATGCCCAATTGATCGACTGCACCATCATTTATGGTGGCGGCTCGGTCAAGATGGAGGATTCCAAAATAGACGCTGGCAGCGATGGCGCAATTGTGGTGTTCGGCAAGGCCGCGAATACCCTGAAGTATATGCAGATATTTGACGGGCAAAAGATCATCTTTTACACGTTCCCCAAGTCATTTAGAAAGCTGGTGGATCCTACGGCGCCAACTGAATAACCGCACTCAATTGTGCGGCGTCTTGGGAACAGGCTGTGAGGACGTCCCCAAGAGCTGATTCAACGCTTGAATGGCTGCTGGGGACCGGGGCTGGTGTTTCAGTTCCGCTGGCCACGCCTCCGGCTTGGGACACGGCACAACTACCGCCGGCGGCACGGATGTACAGCCGATGAGCAGTACCAGCGGCAGCATAGGCAAGGTCAGGCGAATCTTTGATGGCGTCATAATTGTCGATTACTCCCTGTAGACGAACGTGATCAGCCGTGGCCTGTTTTTGCTGTGCCAGGATGGCTTGGGTGGCGGCCTCGGCCATCGCCGCGTGGTCGCGCTCTAATGCGGCCCTAGGCCCATTGCCGCCCAAGCGCCAACCAACACAGAACGCGGCGACAAGGACGATGACGAGAAGGCCAGCTTTCGCATCCAAAAATGGGTTCACAGGTCGTCCGTTCCGATGCCCATCTTGCCGAGCAACCGCTTCATGGCCGTGAACATCCGCCCGGCTAGGTTCTTGCTGATGGCCCCATCGTTGCGCACAGTGGCGATCTCGTTGCCGATATGCGCCCGGGTCTCCTGGTTTTGCACCGCCAAGCTGCGCATGATCTCGATCTTGGCTACGCCAATGGCGTGGAGCACTTCATCGGTACGGTCTTCCTTCTCGTCAGTCATCGCCTCTTTCTCTTCGTCACTTGCCTATTCGGGCCAGAGCAATGCCCACGATGCCGATGACGATCGCGCCCAAGAACGTACCCAAGCCTCCCCAGACGAGCTTTTCGATTCGACCTACATCCTTGACCAGTGGTGCTATCTCCTTTTGTATCATCTCTGCGATGGTCACCCGTGATAACTGCCTCTCATCTATTTTAGCCAACCGCACATCGATTTTCGCGAGCTTCGAGTCTAAGTGCCGAAAACTCGACTGCACGTCGCGGCGAAACTTGGAGGTCTCTCCGCTGACCGGTGCTTGGACGCTTTGAACCGCGTGCTCTCCGGTATCGTCACGGTCATATTTCGGGTCCACTCACGGGTCCGGCGCTGTCGTGTTGCCGCTGATTTGCGCCGGGGTGAGGGCCGGATGCGTGCCGGTCGCCTCCGCAATCGCCGTAGTAGACTCGTGCACCTCTTTGGTCAACTGCGTGTTGACATCGAGCTTGCGACCGTTCTCGGCGGATTTGCGCAACTGGATGACCTGCGTGATCTGCAGCGCCAAGTTGCCGATGACCGTGACTAAGCCCGCCACCGCCGCAATGGTCGCCGCCAGGTCGACCGAGAGGGTCATGTGTACAACTGCCCACCGGTCGTCGCTGGCATGTCGCAGATGGTGGTGCTGTATGGCACCCACGGATTCTGCGGATGGAAATAGGGAAGCGGTTGCGGCATGTAAGGCTGCGGATACCATACCGGCACATACACCGGCCGCGCCTCCAACTCGCGCACCCGCTTTTCCAGTTCCTCGATCTTGTCTTTCATCGTCATGCGAATCCTCCTCCGGCTCCACTGTATGCATTCAATAACTGCGCGAAGGTGCGCTGCGGCTGGCTCGCTGGATTTCCAGGTAGACTCGCCCACTCGCCACTGCACTTGCTGATTGCCGCTGCGATCTCGCCCGCATAGATCAGATCCAAGGCCCCGCGCTCCTTGATGAGCTGCACGGCGCAATCGTCTTGGGCATCGGGCCCGAAGTTCTGCAGATGCAGAATGCCTTTCAAGCGCACCCAGGTCGGCTTGATCAGTTGGTACCTCCCGGCCGCCGTGCTCCAGCAGGGCGGATGAAGGCCAGCGGCGATACACTGCGCGTCGGCGAGCTGCTCACCCTTCCACTCTGGCAGATTGTCGGGCGGGCGCGGTTCAGCCGGGTGGTAGTTTAAGTCACGGATGACGTGCTTGAAGCCAAAGCAGCAACGGTATGGTTCTGGCGTTCTGTCGCTTCCTTCAGCGTGGGACAGCATTGTCAGGAAACCCTGTAAATTTGCGGTCATTTGCATACCTACAGGTTAGACTCGGCTATCCAGTCGACCCCAAGTGCGTTGGCCGCTCCAGTCGTCACCCTGCACCAGCCCTTTGCCGTGCCCACGGTCACACCCATGTGCACCGCGTGATCGCCGATAATCCAGCTGCCCGCCGTTGGCACGCTGGAGAAGTTCGCCTCGACATTGAATCCGGTGCCAGAATTGCTCATGAACGAAGCCGTGGCCCCCGTGGTGTTGCCCCAGTTCACCGATTTGTCCAAAAAGCTGTTGGTGGTGGTGCCTGCGGTAAAGACCGCCACCGCCCCGCCTGAATTGACGTAGCCGCCGGACACCCGCACCTGCGTGCTCGCCTGGACCGAAAGACCCGGCGCCGTGCCGCTCGCGTTCATGGTGACGCCGTTCAAGGTCGCGACCGTGCAGCCGTTCAAGCTCACCGCGGCCACCCCGGCGACGTTCGACACGTTATTATAATTGCCGCCCGTGACGGTCAAGCGGGTGACCTTGAACGTGCTGTCGACCGTGACTTGCAGAGCGTTCGCTGTGTTGGTGTTCAGGGCCGAATAGTTGCCCCCCGTCAGGGAAACATCGTTGATATTGGCACCGCTCGTGAGGATGAGTACCGGCGCTCCCGTGCCGAAAGCCTTGACATTGTTCGGGCCGATATCGACGTTGCTCGAGGCGGCCACCCGAATGCCAGCACCCAATACCGCGTTGCCGCCCGGGCCGCTCGCATTGTTGGTCGATGGCATGTTGACCGAGTTCCCAGTGATCTCTGCCCCGCCTGGGCTCGACGTCACCAAAATCCCATCGCCCTGCGTCATGCCGCTCACATTGTTATTCGCGATGATCGCTGGGGTCAAGCCTGCCCCCACTTGGCTTACGCCAATGCCAGCTGGGGCGAGCGACCGAGTGAGCGTCGCCGTGCAGCAGTTGAAAATGGTGTTCCCAGTGATGACCAGGCCACCGTTGCCGATGCCGACGCAATAGATCCCAGCGCCCGCATCTGCAAACGCAGAGCCTGAGATGCTCTCGACGTAATTGTTCGTGATCTGATTGTTGCAGTCGGTCGCCGGCGGCGGCGAGCCCGCGCTTCCCGACATATAGTGCACGATGCCGTAGGCGATGTGGGCACCCACCCGGTTGCCGGTGATCAAGTTACGGCGCGGAAAGCCGGTCGAAGCGGTCGCTTGATCCGGATCCTGCAGTTGGATGCCGAAGCAGTTGGTGCCACCAAAGCACTGGTTGTTCGAGATGACATTCTCGACTGCCCCCGCGGTGGCCGAGGATAGGCAGTAGATCGCGATGTCGCCGAAGTTGCCGTTGCCCTGGAAATTGTGGGCATAATTGTTGTCGACTTTGCAATAGTTCGAGCAATCGAGCCACACGCCAAAGCCCCACATCCCGGTCATCTCCACCCGTTCGACCGTGCAGGCGGTGCTGTTCAAGAGATACACTGCAGCGGGATGGCCACCACCTGCAACTGCGGTGTTGACGATTTTCACATCGCGCAAGGTCGATTTGGTAACACCCGACATCTTCACCTGCACCTGTGTGCCGGTGCTCACGGTCAAGATAGAGGCGGATCCATCCCCGTAGAAGGTCTGCCCCGATTGCATGTTCAAGGTGCCGGAGCATTTGTACGTACCGGCCGGGAGATATACCCGATTGTTGCTCAAGAGCGCGTTATTGATGGCGGCCGTGGCATCGAGAACACCGGCAGGATCTGCCCCGTACCTCCACGCATGGCCCCACGGGTAGGCATAGGTTGAGGGGGTGACGCCGGCGGCCACCTCCGCCGCGCTCTGCGGAAAGAGCAACTGGCCAATGTCGGCGGCCGAGAGGTAGGAGGATTGGTAGTTGTCTGCGCTCCAGATTGTCGTTGTGCCATCGGGAGTCTTTAGCGCGAAATTGTAAGCACCGGGCCCGAGTCGCACAGTGGCCGAGCCGGTAGAATCTAAGGTTATTGGATTTGTGTTAGCAACGGTCCCGGCAGCATCACTGTATGTAATTTTTGGAGTAGTCGTACCTCCGGCCCAGGTGTAGAGTAAGTACCCCGCAGCAGGTAAGCCTGCGGGATCGAACTGCCGAAAGATCGGCGTAAAGAGAAAAGGAATTGCCATAAATAATACCTTCGTACTCGCGATGCTGATCAAGCCCTTCGCGCTGCTTGCCTTATGTGCATTGGTGCTCGCGCCCGCACGGATGGCCGTGCAGCGCAAGATGAAAGACGGAAAGCTGAAGCGGCTCTTACTGCGCCGAATTTCCTAGCAGCGCGCTCGAGGTGCCCAAGGTGCCAAAGAGGCCCTGACGCGCCCAGATCGCTTTGGCCACCGTGGGATCGATGCCCATCTGCAGCAGCCGCTGTGCCTCTACGGGATTCAAGGCAGCGTTGGCGACTTTGCTCAAGACCTGCTGTTCACCCGCTTTGGCCACGAATTGAGCGGGGCGCATGAGAGACTGCATCAGGGTATTTTTCGCGACCCCCTCGCCCCAACTCTCCGGCAGTCCCATCGGTCCCAAGACCTGGCGCAGCATGTTTTGACTCACCAAGTTCTGCGCCGTGTTCGATCCTACGCCGCGCCCCAAATCGGTGGCATTGACCCGCCTTGCCAACTGCTGGCCGATCTGCGTGATGGTCTGCATCTGCTGCGGGGTCATGGTGCTTGCAAGGGTTGCCGCTTTGTTGCCGGTCACATCGGCCGCAATCACATCGCCGCCCCGTACCCCCCTGGCAAAGGACTCGCCGCTCATGCGCGGGATATCGACGCCGAAGTCGGCGAGTGCCGGGTTTAGGCGATTGGAAAGCTCTTGGCCGATCTGCATCTGATTGATCGGCCTGGAGGCAGCGGCATAGGCCGCATCGGCCGCGCGCAGTTCGGGCACGTTCGCCTGCGTCCAGTTATTCAATTCTCCCAAGGTGCCCTTGAGCGCTCCCACTTCGTGCGAGCCCATGCCCATCTGCGGCCCTGAGCTCGCCATGTCCGCGAGGGCCATTTTCAAATACTGAATGTTCTTGCCGTTAAACGTTGTTCCGCCCAGGGTATTCGTGCCCAGGGTCTCGCCGCGCTCGGCGGCCAGCGTCGTCGCCCGCCCGGCAGCGGCTTGCAGCGAGGGGCGTTGCAGGAGTGCATTCAAGGCCGGATCCGCCGTGGCCGTCGCCCGCTCGGCTGCGGCATAGAGCGGCGCTGAGACTGCGGTACGTGCGGCCTGTGCCGTCTGCATGTCGGCCGGCGTGCCTGCAATGTTGCCCAACGCCCCCTGCAGCGCCTGCCGGTTTTGGGTCATGCGCTGGGTCATTTCGTTCAAGGTGGCCGGATTGACCGAGAGTTGCCGCTCGAGCTGCGAGATCCCGGCATTGCCGGAGAGCTCGGCGGTGGTCGGCTGCACCCCAGGCAAGATATTGGCGCTGTTCGCGCGGATGTTCGAGAGCACATCGGCCACCGCCGCATCGCCGCCGGCAAAGGTGCGCAAGGTCTGCGCCGCGATGGCATCCTGACCCCGGTTGAAGAACGGCTGTACAGTCGATTTGAGAGCATTGTAGCCCACCCCCACTGCCCTACCCACCCCAAGGCCGATCGGCCCAGCCAGGGCTCCTAGGCCCGTATTGGCGAAGGTTTCGCCAGTGCTCACGGAGGGCTGCAAGGCGCCGGACCCCGCGCCGATCGCCGCGGCGCCGGCGAGCGTCCCGGCCCCCGGAATGAAGGCGGTGGGCAACAAGTCGGCGACGGTGCCCGCGATCATCCCCGCCCGGCCTGCGCCGGTCTGCATCAAAGGAGCGTCGAGGGCGCGCGATTGGGCGACGTCCTGGCGCGAGACCAAGCCCGCGTACTGGCCCGCACCGCGGCCTAGGTCATAGGTCGCCTTGCCCGCGCCCGCGAGAAAGTTCTGAAAGCCGCTCGGGGAAACCGGGCTTTGCGCCGCCTGGGCTGCGGGTGAGCCGGTGGGCGCCACTTGGCCATTGCCGAGCACGTCATAGGATTGCGGCCGGTGCGCGCCGGTGACCTGCGCGATAACAGCGGAAGGATCCGCATCATCAGGCCCTTCGATCTGATATTTGGAGCCGTCGGGGCCGACAATCTGGTATTTGGCCACTACTCCACCCGCGTCACGGAGAAGCCGCCGATCTGCTTGGTCTCGCCCACCGCATGAGCTTGCCCCTGCACGCCCGTGGATTTGGCCAGATCGTTGATCGTCAGGTGCGGATTCTTCGACTGCTGCAGGTTCAGGATGTCTTCCTGCGTGAACGGGATCGCTTTCGACATGCGGTCATTAATGGCGCGAATCTGCTCTTTTTGCGGCTCAGTCAACCCCGGTTGCGTCAGAATGGACTCCAAGCCCGCCTGCGAGATCTGCCGAATCTCCGCCATGCGCTGCAGCTTGTTGATTTGCGTATCGCCTGGTTTGAGCTCCACCTGATCCATCTGCGCGGTAAGGGACCCAGGGGGCATGTTGCCCGCCGCTTCGATGGCGGCCAAATTGCGCTTGACGCCCGAGACCATGATCCCATACGCCTTGGTATCTTCCTGGCTGACCTTGTTGGTCAGCGCGTTCTTCATCGAGGTCAGGATGCCACCATGCTGCGGATTGGCGATCCCAAACCACCCCGAATCGGTATTGATGCCGAGCTTCATGAGGTTTTCAGCTGACTTCGTCACCTCATTCCCGGCGAGAGTCAACCGACCTACCATCTGTTGCACACGCCCCATGCCCTGCCCGGGCTTGGCCGCTTCCGGTGCGCCCACGTTGAGGCCGGTATCATGGCCCGGCACGATCCATTGTTTCTGTGTCGTGCCATCGGGTTGCGGCACGTCGACCAGTTGCGGCTTGCGATTCTCCGAGCCTTTCGCCGCCAGCTCGTCACGTCGTAATTTCAGTTCGGCGGCCTGGTACGGGCTCATCGCATCCGGTGAACCGGCTACGATCTGACCGCCCTGATAGGCCGCCTCGCCCGGCTTCAAGGTGCCTGAGAATCCAAAGTCCTTCGGCGGCTGGCCCAATTGCGCCGACAGCTGTGCATGATAATCGGACGCTGCACGCTGGGCATTTTGCACGGTGAGCGCGGTGGGATCGGCGGCATTTAAGCCATGCTGCTGCGCCCAGCCTTTCCACTGCTGCAGCAACTGCGGGTTGTTCGCAATGACGATATTCGCTTGCGGATCGGTCGCGACCCGTTCGGCTAGGTTCATTGGTCCCTGCAGCTGCAGTTTCTTCTGCTCAAGCGCGTTCTGCTGGCCCAATTGAGCGGACTTCAAGGGATCGCGCCCCTGCAACACATCCAACGCCATCATGGTGTTGACATTGGGCGACTGGTAGCCCTGAGAATCACTGGCGCTGACTGCGCCCTGCGGGCCGTTCTGAATGCCTCCAGACTGCCCGCCGGTCGATTCACCGGTTGGCTGTGTCTGTCCCGCCAACTGTCGCGCATATTGCTGAATCAGCCCCTGCTGCGCCATCGTTTGGCGCAGCTGATCGATTTGCAGCCCGCGTATCTGCTGCTCCTGCGGTGCTGCAGCCGCTTCGGTCGCTCCTTGCTGTCCGCGCAGATAGGCGCCCAAGATATCGGGGTTTTGGAGCTGGGGCAAAGCAGAGGAAAATTCAGCCATACATCCTCACGGTTGCGGTGGTGTCCAGATGTAACCGCCCTGATTGATCGCACCGCCGCCGCCGGCGCCCGAGTTGACGTTGTAGCCACCGGTCGGCGTGTTCTGGTTGTAGTAGGCCTGTGATCCCTGCCATTGATTCTGCAAGTTCTGCTGCTGGCTGTAGTTGCCGTAGATCCCGGAGAGGCCCGAAAGGCCCGCATTGATCGCATTACCCTGATTGATGTATCCCGAGGCTTGCGCGTTGCCTGAATAAATCTGCGCACCCGTCACTTGATTGGCCGCATTCTGGCCCGCCGCTCCAGTCGCCTGGGTCGCGGTCTGTCCCAGGCCCGCCAAGCTCTGCAGGCCGTTCAGGTACTGATTACTGGCGTTCGTCGCATAGCCCTGGCCATACTGCGTCAGCGCCTTCTGTGCGGCTCCTGAGTCGAGTAAACCCTTGGCGGCAAGGTTTCTCTGCACCGCCTGATTGCCCTGTTGCAGATTGAATTGATAGCCGGGCAGGGATTGGATGAGCTTGTTGTCCGCCGCTCCCGCGTTGGGGTCGACCTTGCCATCTGCACCGGGTAGGCCGTAGTAGCCCTGCAGCGCATTGAGCGCAGAGCCGCCCGCTTGACGCCACGGCGCTTGATCGGCGCGCGTCTGGTCGTACATGGCGAGTTGGGTGTTGCTCGCGGTCCGCGCGGCATCGCGCTGCGCATCGGCGGCTTTGCCTGCGCCGCTTGCCGAAATCGCACCGCCTGCGATGGCTCCGCCTGCGGCAATGGCTGCTGCAGCGATGAATACACACATAATTAGATCCTTTTTTCCATGACGATATCGTCGCCGACATAGCCTCTGGCTTTCAGCACTTGATAAATTGGCCCATCAATGTGCGTCGGCCAGCCAATCATCTGTACGTTCAAATCTTTCATCGCCCGTTCGAACTTATCCGCAACGATGGCGGTATAGGAGCGATACTCTGGCTCGATATAAATCGAATCGCCGTACCCACAGAGAATCTTCTTGTGATGCAGACTGTGGTGGGTAAAGCCGACGACATAGCCCTTGAGCGACTCATCGCGCAAGGTCACCAATACCACCGATCCTGTGTTGGCAAAGCGCTCGTACACTTCGAAGTTCGGTTCGATATCGAAGTCACGCTCGCCGAAATATGCGCACGTCTCTTGCTTGATCAGCGTGCTTTCGTTCCAGCACTTTTGCGCGAGAGGTAGAATCTCAGCGGCGAGGGCGAGGCTGAACGGCTCTTGCTCGATCGCGATCACGTCTGCTGGATCCCGCTCGCATTCATGCTGATTGAGGTCGCGGCACTCGCAAAGCACTGGATCGTGTCGCCCGTTTTCAAGACGACGCCGGAGAATTCGGGCGAGGTATACGCGGTATGCCCCGCGATCGAGAAGGCATCCAAGATCTTGGCGGCATCCGTGACCGATCCGCCCGCCGGCACGATATAGGCCGTCACCGCCAATGCACCCGCCGTCGTATTGGTGAGCACCACATGACGAATGATGATTTGCGTCGTCGCCGGACAGGTGTACTGAATCGCGACTGCATTGGGTAATTGCACTGCCTGAATCAGCGGAATCGCGATCAAACTCATGGGGATTCCCAGGGCCACCAGGCCATGATGTTGCCTTGCTGTGCATCGGCTTCAGCCACCGCCGCCGCCGCCGCTGCTGCTGCTGCTGCCACCTTCGCCGCATTCGCAATGTTGAGCGCCGATATGGCGATGGCCTCAATCGCTGCCGCATCGGCATTCTCATAGGACTGAAGGTCGTTAGAATTGGTCAGGCTCGGACCGATTGATTTGGCCATCAATGCTAAAAACTTGTACCAGTTCCGGTCCATTTTGCCGTTCTTGTCGATAACATCGATTTCAAGCCGCGGAATGACAATTGAAGGGGCGCTCATGCGGCCAACGCCTCACCGCGTCCTAACGCATTGACCCAATGCACGCGAGAGCTCATGGTGGTGGCAAAGCGGATGACGATGTTGCGGCCCATCCCCATGTGGCGCCAGCGAGCGCGCCAGTTGGTCTCCCCGATATCGCCCATCGTCTGAAAGCGCTTGTACCCCCATGTTCGGCCGCCATCCTTCGAGATCTGCATCCACACTTGGGGAGTGGCTGGCGTAATGACCTCGCCCCCACCACCACCAAAGCCATCAAAGGTCGCAACGCCTGAGTCAAAGGTGATATCGCCCGAATCCCAGGTCCAATTAGATTCACCGCCAGGCAACACAATGGGCGCGACTCCATCGCCCGTGGTTGCGATCAGTTCCAGATAATCCATGCGCACGCGCTTGTTTTCCGAGTCCGGTATCTCGAACGCCCGCTCGCGATAGATCTCGGTGCCGTTGTCATTGCCGACATCGAGGCTCATCTGATAGAGCGTGCCGTTCTCCCAATCCCCCACGATGTGCGCGTTGTTGAAGAACGCATGACAGTTCGCACGATGGCGGTGCAAAAGACCGGTGGTATCATCCAGCCACTTGCGCTCATGCCACCAATTGGTCGCGACGTCATATACCCAAGAGGCATCGGCCGATGGAAAGGTGATCCAGTAGAAGGTATGCCCCTCCTCCTGGTAGGCAAAACCGATGGCATCCGAGATATCGCCATAGCCATTGATCGCAGTTTCGAGCGCATGGGTCGAGATGCGCTGCGGAATATAGGCATTGGCGCGATAGATGACGCCTTTGCCGTTGCGGTCCCTTCCCAACCAAAACACCGAGTTATCGAGCTTGGCGGGTGAGAACATCGCGATGCAGCCCTGTTCGATGAACCCACCCGGCGAGCGCTCGAAGGGAAAGAACTGCGCGCCGGTATCCGACCAAATCTCGGTCGAGTTCTCGCCGAAGAGCCACACCTCGCGATGATCCGCCAAGACGCTGACCAAATCATCCGGCGTGCCTTCGGCATCTGCGATATCGAGTGGATCGATGCTGCTCAAATCGGCAAGTGCCGTAATGCCGAACTGCCCACCCGTCGAGGTGGTGAAAATCACGTAGTTGTCCATTTCAGAGAGAATGGATTTCTTGGGCGAGCCTGCAACCGGCGCAACGCTTGAGCCAGCAAAGGCCACCCAGTGCCAGCCGTCTTGGTGCGCGAAGGCGACTTGACTGCCATTGTCCGTAATCGACACGGGACCTGAGAAATTGGGCAGCGCCCCCAAATCGGTCGACACATAGCTCGGATCGATGCGATATGCATGGCTGCCGATGACGGCGTACAGCATGCCGCCTGCCACGCGCAGGCCTCGCACCTCGCCCAAGGCACCCAAGAGCGCGATGAGGCCGGGAGTGCCATAGAACGCGCCCGCCTCGCCTGCATTGCCCTCGGTGCCCTCCGCATACATGTTGATGAGCGTCTGCGAGGCCAAGATCGGCGAGCGCGAGGTGTACGCCTGGCCTAAGAAGGGCAACTTCATCTTTAGGCGACTCGGGTTGCGAGCTTCGAGCCGCGCGTCACGCGCCGTCGCTCCTGCTCATTGGCCGATTGCGAAAGTTCCGAGTACTTGGCCTGCCAGATGGGCAAGCGTGTCAGCTCGCCCAAGAAAGGCGCTGATTCGGAAAGCGCCGCATAGATGAACAAATCGGGATGACGATTGAAGAGCGCATTGAGACCGGTCGAGATATCGGCGAACCGTTTGTAATACCGTCCCGTAATCGCGCCCGACTGCGGCGGGTAGAAAATCATTGCATCGCCCTCGAAGGTATAGTGCGTCACCTGGCCCGATAGCGTGCAACCGATTTGGATGTAGTTCTGCACCGTTTCCCATGGCTGATAGGTCGCGGTCTTGAATTTTGGCGTGTATGGCGCGCCCTTGAGCTCGAGGTAATCGGCCGGCAGGGGCGCTGAGTTGTTCACGGCCGTGATCGAGAGCGCGGTGTCCTGCGTGCTTGAGCGAACGTCGCGATACACTTTAATCTCGCCCACACCAATCATGGTATCCAAAATGGGCACCGACAAATCCGATGTCGAAATGTCATCGCCATCTAAAAGCGATTGCACTCGGTTGCGAAAATCAGCATAGGAGCTAAATATCACCGATTCTCTCCTGTGATCGCTTCACCATGGCCAGCGGATCTTCACCCGCACACTCCAATGCCCGCAGCAGCGCTGAATGCCAGTGCCAGGAGCCGCTCCAATCGGCATAATGCTTAATTCCGGGCGTTCCAAGGGTGAAATGGTACAAATGCGCATTCGATGGCGGCTGCTCGCCCACCAGATAGTTCCAGCCCGGTGAGATCTCGCCGATCTCGCTGTCTTTTAGCCACGTCAGGCGGTGCAGATCCTTCGATGGCGTCTCTTTGATGTACGCCTCATATAAAACGTGGTTCGCTGGATGCTCGCAGTTCCACAGCATGACGCTCGATTGATTTTTCTTTGGATAGTCGACATTGGCTGACTCCATCGATGTTCCAATGTACTTGCGATTGTGCCGCGTGGTGTAGTCGTGCTTGACCACTCCGACCGCTTTATCAAAGAGCGCCGTCCTCCACGCCCACAGTTGCGCGATGTCGATATCGACCACCATATCGCCATCGAGAAAGATTGCCCATCCGTCATAATTGCACAGAGAAGGCACGAGAAAGCGCGAGAGCGTGAAGGCATTGGTGCCGTCGCGCTGCCCGTCGAAGCCTTCGAGCATGTTCAGGGCGAGCGGATGAAAGCTCACCGGCACGGATGCTTTCTCGATGATCGATTGGCAGCAAACGTGATACGCCGCGGCCTCGCGCTGATCGAAGCCGAGGTAAATCTTCACGGTGTCCATCAGAGAAGTGTTCCGTCCTGCGCTTCCAATCGAACCTTAGCAGTTGCCACCACGAAGAAGCCCGATTCACTCGATTGCTGCAGGCTTTGCACCTCCCAGCGCTCGAAGATCTTCGGCATCCACCAACTCATCGGCTGTTGGATCAAATGCGCGTTACGCCCGTCGCTCAACACTTTTTGCGCAGGGCCCGTATCAATCGATAGGAAAATGACACCCTCGGCGAGCGATGCCAGATGATCGAGAACGCGCTCCAGATAGTCGGGCTCGATGTGCTCCAGAACATCAATGCACGCCACCATTTGGGCCGCCACCGGCTCTTTGGCGAAGCGAGGGACAGCGGGGTCATATGCCTGATACTTTAATTTATGATCAGCTTTGAGGTTCTTCGCGAGATTGCACTGACTGCCGCAGCCGTAATCCAGGACGTGCGTAATCCCCATGCGGTTGATGATTGCGGATACCACCGGCGCATAGCCGATGCTCGCGGTCCCGTAGTTGGTCGTTGCGTGCAGGTGTTCCTGCTGCGCCCGGTATTCGTCTGAAATAAGAGGCGAGTTCTGTAGCTGTACGTTCAATTTCTTTGCTCCATGAGCCGGTCTTCTGCTGTCTCACCACCCGCAAGGATTCATACCAGGGAATGGAATCTTGGCTCTTGCCGTAGCGCCATTGGGTGGCTTCAGGGACGAGAACGGTCACCGGGACACCCAATGCCCCAGCCGTATGTGCCGCGGCCGTCTGAATGCATACCACTGCGTCCAATGAGGCAATGAGTGCCGCGGTATCGTCATAATCTTGAGTCAACGTGCCCCACGCGTATTGCTTCAAGTCGACGTGATACTTCTTGCGAAACGCTGCGATCTCATCCGCTGAATCCTTGTACTGCAGCGACACAAAGTGCGCATCGAGCGCAAAGATCGGCAGCCAGTCTTCCAAGCCAATGCGCCGATTACGCGCATTGGTCCGCGGCATCCCACCAGTCCAGGCGATCCCGATCACTGGCTTGCCTTTCTGTGAAAAGAGCGCCTTCCACATCTTCACGCGGTCCGGGCAGGCAGCAAGATACGGGGTACCGGGAAAGGACTCGTCGGTGGTCCGGAAATACTCCCCGATCTGCCCCAGCGGCAAGGACGCGTCGATATGCCAGTCTGCTTTGTCCCACTTCGCCTCCGTTGCTCTACGTGTGCCGTAGACTTTCACCTGCGGGAAGGAGCGGCGGAAGAGCCCCTCAAGCCGCGCATCGCAGTCAACGATCAGCTTCGAGCAAACATCCGCCGCATCGGGGATCATGCTCGCAAAGCTGATCTCATCGCCGAGACCTTGGTCACCATATAAGGCGACCACCTTGCCGGGTGTCCCATCCCACTCCGGCTCATCCTTGTACTGGGTGCGTGGCCGCCAGTCTGAGCCGATCGTATTGCGATAGCCTTTCCAGCCTTCCCACTTGCGCTGCGCGAGTAAGCAGAAGCCTAGATTCGCTTTCGCATCGATGTCATCCGGATACTTTGCGAGTACCTTTTCGATGTAGCCTTGCGCCTTGTCGAACTTGCCGTCATCCAGATACAGCGCGCTCAAATTGACCCACAGCACCTTGCGGTCAAAGTCGGACTTGGAGCACTCCAGCGCCTTGAAGTAATGCTTTTCCGCTTCCTCTACCAGCCACATCTGTGAGGCCGCATGGCCCAGATTGGTCCAGGCTGGCGCATCCGAGGGGCGCAGCTGTGTCGCCGCGCGTGCGTAGTGATAGGCCACGGGGAGCGCACCCATGGCGCGCGTGATGTAGGAGCCCGTGACCAGCGCCTGAATATCCATCGGATTGTCGGTCAGGAGCTTGGCGATGATCTTGTAGCCCTGCTCATGCTTGCCCTCGCGCGAGAGATCAGCGGCGATTTGGTATGGATTGATCATACTTCTTTAGGTAATAAGCGCGTACCTCGGCAACTTCACAATGTTTATGGTGGTTAGCGCCGATTGGTTCATTGCAAAAAGCGCAGCGACCGCCTATTACACGATTGATAAAGACGTTCGCAACAATGCGGTCAGCCAACGATGATTTTTTCTTTGGCGCCATGATTGCCCTGGGTGAGCTTCAAATGTTTGTAGTTAGAATTGATCTCCGCGAACATGCGTGCTTCGTCGTTCTGATCGAATACGTTGATGCCCTTCGCGCGCATCTGCAAGATCACGATCGGCGGCAATTTGGCGTAGCACCACCAGCCCTGCTTGATGCCGCGTTGACTCACCGAGGTGTCAGCGGCCATCTCTTTGGAGTAGTCCAGGACCGGCTCAACGTCGGCGGTGCGAATGAGCGTCATTTTCTGCTCAATCTCACTCCACGCGGTGTCGGTGCGAATGCCGGAAAAGGGGTCAAATTCGAAAAACTCGCTCATCGGACGGTGAGCCGTGCTTGAGCCGTGGTCGTGCTGCCAACGGGATTTGAAACCACGCAGGTGTACAAGCTATCGTTGTCGCTCTGCTTCACATCATTGAGCTCGAGCGTATCGGTGGTCGCGCCCTCGATGTCCTCACCGTTGCGCTGCCACTGATACGAAAGCGGGTCATCGCCTACTGCATCGACTAGGAAAATCACCGGATCACCGCCCTTTTTGGCAATCACAGATGCCGGTTGCACGGTGATCTTGGGCTCATTGCCGGTATGAATGACGTTCGCAATCGCATCGGAACGCGTGACCACTCCCCCTACGGGGTGATTCTTCACGCCCTCGAAGATCATCGCCAGGTCCTCCTTGTTCATGCGCACCGCGGATGCGGGCACGAAATAATACGCACCATCGACATACATCACGTGGCCCTGATCGGTCTTCACTACCTCGTAAGAATCCATCGCATTCCCCCTTTGAAAGAAAGGCCGGTGTGAAGTCCCGGCCCAGTGGCGAAAAATCAAGTCAGCGCAACGATCTTGGAAGATGATTGCCAGTTACGACTGACAAGGGTTCCCTCGCTTATGATTTGATATTTCGTTCCGTCGCCCGTACGCGCCAGCTCGCGCGCCATCGGCCGCCGCAAGAACGCGATCGCCCAATAGTTCGGATCGAGGCACAACACCACAGAAGTGCGCATATAGCGATGCAAGACCACCGTGTGCCTCCCATAATCGGAGACATACACGTTCGCTGCCCCAATGATCGGCGACTGCGTGGAGGCGTCCACATTGACAAAGCGGGTCGCGATGGAGGTGAAGCCATCGATTGCCGTCTTGTTGTTTGCGGTCGCCAAGATGGTTGACGGGTTGCCGCCATTCGACCACGCACCTTGCAATGCTGCGTCCAAGTTGCCCTTGGTAATGGTCGCAGTCGTGGTGCCATCCGTGGGCGCGGTACCCGGCACACCCGATGCCGTCACTGGAGTCGTGCAGGTATTGGCCGTGGTCGTTGACATGACCGCGGTCGATGCTGTGACAGTGGTCCCGACCGCGGCGTTGTTCAAGAACCCGCCGATCCAAGTCTCCATGCCGGCCATCGAGCGACCGGTGGTTGCACCACCTACAGTCCCAATGGCGTTACGCGTTAGTGCATACTCGTAATCTCTTTTCAGTTCGCGCATCTTGACCATCGCGCCGCGCGCTACTTCACTGCCACGCCCTGCCTTCTTCACGGCTTCCAAAGTGTCGGACACCAGGAAAGTCTTGGAGAGAATCTGGCAGTAGTTGCCATACCGGCTCGGAGAAGTGAGGGATGTAAAACTTGCATCGTCACCCTCGACTTGGATATTGGCGCCGGCGGCTGCAAGTACCTGCCCCAGCCATTCATGCGTAGGAGCCGTGGCATCGATCTTGTCCAAGTTGCTTACAGCCCAAGTCAATGTTGTTACCTCGCGGGCATTTAATCCCACGATTCTGCAATTCTCATTGCAGTTCAGATCATATCATCAGCCGGAAAGCTATTCTGTTTCGAGCAGTTCTCTGCGTGAGCTACTACTCTCAAATTATCCTCTACATGCAGACCACAAACTGTGGCCCCACGAAGCGGATATATATGATCCACAGAATGCTTTATTCCAGTTTCGGTACTAAGAAATTGAGCAGCAATATAGAAGGCTTTGATCGCACGCTCATCAGCCCATTTCGGAGTTGCGCAAACTTCTGCCGCTCTCCGTACTGAACCGTTGTAATTGTGTTTCGCCATTTCTATCAGGCTTGTCGCCCGCTTGGCTCGACGTCTCGCAATGACTTGCTTGCTGACCTTCTGAGTATATATGCGCTTTTGCGCAAGTATTCTCTCTCGGTTTTCGAGATAATATTTCTTCTTAGCCTCATCCAATCGCGCTTTATTATTTTCTCTCCATTCCTTACTACGCTTCGCTATGTGCTCTTTTCTTGGTTGCACATACTCGCGTTGTTTAGCAAGAATGCTCTCGCGATTGGTTCGATAGTGCTGCTTCTTGTACGCGGTTAAGCGCTCAAGATTGTCAATCCGATACTGTCTCTGATACTCGGCTGTCGCGCGCTCGTGGAGTTCCATAGTCCGTTCTGGACCGTCTACTCTGATCGTTGAACCTTCACCACATTCCTGTGGCGCTTGGCTGCTGATTATCCCTAAAGACTCATTCTCAAACGTTCGCATTTGCCGTTACCAGCTGTGCTGTAGTTGAGCCTTATTTTACGGGGTTTTCCAGCAATTCACGCGATTTTTTGGGAGGAGGACTACTTGCGAAAATAATCGTAAGTCATTGAAAATCCTCCGGAAATAGGTCCCAAATTACGTCCTCTAACATTTTCATTGACGTAATTCTAAGAGGACTTAGAGATCCTCTCTTATGCCACCCCCGGAGCTGACTCCGAAGGTGAGCGTTGAATTGGTTAAAACAGTCATTTACGTGTGTCCTATTTTGTGAACATGCCACTCAAGCGTGCCTCGATTACGCGGGCTACTTGGCCCGAGTTGTTCGTCTCTTTGGCAGCTTTCATGGCCTTGTTGAAATTGAGTTTCTGTGCGACTTCGGCCGGCATGCGATTGCTCGCAGCCCCCGGCTTTAAGGTCTTGGTCGCGGTGTCGACCCTGGCTGTACCTGCCTGCACCTTGTCGAACTGCATCGCTTTCCACAGGATTTTCATGGAGCGTGGGTCGAGCAACACATTGTCGATTTCAGGTTCTGCGAGTCCTTCGCCGGATGCGAACTTGCGCACCTCGGCTTCGGTTTGCTCGTTAAAGCCCTGAATGGACTTGGCGGCCAGCTCGCGGGATTTCCCGCGCAAGTCTTTGATGCGATCGGCCACGCTCTGATTGAACTGTGCGCGCTTCTCGCTGATCGACTGCTTGATCTCGGTTTTGCGTTCCTTCAAGTTGTCGATTTCCATCTTCTGACGAAATACCGCTTCCATGCCCATGTTGGATAGGTCGATTTTCGCAACCTGCGCCAGGTACGCATCGATCATTGCGATCTGCTGCATATCGGGCTGGATGGTGTCCGCAAAGATTGCGTCCATCTGCTTGGTCTGCGAAATCTCGCGCAGCTGGTCGACAGATTTTCGCTGTTCGGCCAGGTCCTGCGTCTTGCGCGTGTAGTCCTCGTTCCTCATGAAAGCGTCTTTCAGCTTCACGGGCACTTGATACTTCGCACCATCCCACTCGAGTTCGGCGAGGCCTGAATCATCCGTGGCGACTGCGTCGACCTGGGTCTCCGCTTCGGTCGCACCTGGAAATCCAAACTTGCTCGCAATACGGTCCTGAATCGACTGCGTTTCGGCTTGGTCGATTACTGTTTCATCAGCCATGTTGAGCTACCTTTCTTTGGTCAAATATGAGAAATCGCGCAACCGCGATTGACGCAATTCATCACATTCTGTTATCAAATATTGGATGACCCTGAGAAGATCCTCTCGCGTCATGTCCTTTTCCCATTTCATTCCCTCTGGGAATTCGAAAGTAAAGGTCAGCGGAACAGGTTTACCATCGGAGAAATGGGTCATCTCATTCATCGGAATAAGTTCCTGAGTGGGTTCTTCCTGGCCTCTTGCTCGATGCGAAATGCATCCACCTTGCCGGTGTTGAGCGCAACCAGTACATTGGCCTTCACATCGCGCAAGAGCTTCAAGCACTTGCGCAAATCCTCCGCCGTTGCGGTATCGGCGATCGGGCATTTCTCGATGCGGTCGAGGATCGCGAGCCGGCATAGCTCGAACGATTCGTCGTACATCGGATTATCGAGGATTGCTTTGGCACGATTCGCGCGGTCGATCGCTTGAGCGGGGGTCATGGCTTATATCCAACGCCGTTAGCGTCTACCCATACAAACCGATATCGCCACCAGTGGCCCGCGTTGTTTTCACCGCGCACCAGAAAAAGCCGGTACCCGAATAGCTCAACCGTCCAATATCGCTCGGCAATCGGAGGCTTCGTCAGAATGCGACCGTGCCCAAACTTAGGCATCGCATAAAAGGCGCATCCTTCTGGAATATCCACCTTCATTGCAGTTCCATATGGCCGTGGCTGTTCCTGACCGCTTTATGGCTCGCCAAGACCTTGCCCGCATGATCGACGATATCCAGGCCCTCGAGCTCACCCTTGCCGTTGTGCCTTAAAACCTTCTTGCCGCTCGCAATCGCCGCATGGTGCTTGATGGTCGCGATGACCTGGTCCAACGCATCGTTCGTAGCGCCCGCAGACAGGCCGTGCTGGGCGATCCCGTTGTGGGCATCAGATACTGCCTTCTGCGTCGCATTCGTCCCTGAGACCGTCTTATCGAGCTTGGCGTTCAAAGCATCAATCGATGCGGTGTGACTCGCCTTCATGGTCTCAATTGCAATCGTGTTGGAATGATCCACGTGCTTGGCGATGATGGCGGAGCCCGCATTGGCATCGATCGCGTACTTCTCCAACTGCGCCTTGCGCTGGCTTTCCACCTCGCGCTGCAGGATATCGGCCGCCTTTTGCTTCTCCTGGGATGCGGACTTGATCTGCTCGACGACGATCTGCGGGGGCGGCGGTGGCGCAGGACGGGGCGGCATCTTCTGCGGATCGGTCCAAAAGCGGTCCGGTGAAGCAAAGTCACTCGCTTTGGTCAATTCAACGAGCGTGTTGTAGTAGTTCTCAGGCGTGCAGACCGGCAAGCCCAACTGCAAGGCCTCGGCCTGCTTGGTGAGCATCAACATCAGCCGATTGACCATCTGGTCTTTGTTGCCAGCGGAAAATGCCACGCAAATCTTGAAATCATTGCGCTTGCGCCAAGAGCCCGGATCGACTTCAACCCACTGGCCCAACAATTGCACCGATTCGCGCTTGTGCCCCATTTTCAGGACGTTTTCGTGCACGATCGAGAAGAGATCCTCGATGGCAAAGGCCAGAACCCGCGCGATCTGCTCCACCCGCTGCGCGGCCATCGAGGTCATCTGATTGACCGTGCCGGGCTGGGCGTTATTCAAGGTCGACTCATCCACGCCCATGAAGCCGTTGTTGACTCCAGTCCTGTTCTCGCGCACCGTATCCATGTACTGTAAGCCAGCCACCGCTTGCGGAAACACGAACGGCACTTCCTCATAGCGAATCTGGTTGATGTCGGTCGCTCGTATGATTCCATCGGGGCGGCGCACCATCACATCATCCATGTTGACGTAGCTCTCGTTCACCACTTTTTGCGGATAGAGCGCTGCGTACATGCTATCGAGACCCATGCGCAGGATATCGGTCTTGATCTTCTGAATATCCATCACCATGTCGGCGATTGAAATGCCCACATGGCGATGCGAGACCGGACAGGCAACCCCGGAAGCGACCGGAATGCGCGAGACTTCCTCCTTATCCAAGATCCTTCGCCCCACGCGCAGGATCTGCAGCAATTCGGCAATGCCATCGCCATCGGCATCGACGCGGATCCAGATCTGACGCGCCTTGACCCGCCGCATGGAAGGATCGGAAGGCTTGTAGCGCTCGAGCCTGCGCTCGCCGAACTGATCGCGCGCCATGTCTTCTTGCGTGTAGAGCTCCGGATCATCCGCAATGTCGGTCGGGATATCGTAGCCTTGGGAACGTAGTTCCGAGAGCGTCAATTCCTCCCAGTATTCAAAGTAGCCGCAATCCTCATTGATGCGCCAGTTGAAGGAGCGCTGATCGACCTTCACCCGCTCCGGCGGCAACACCTTGATGCACAGATCCTTCTTGCTTGCCGTGCGTCGTATCGTGCAGTCGTAGAGCATCGCCGGGGTGGTCATCGGCTGGCCGTTTGCATCCACAATCGGCTGGCCATTGCCATCCACCACCGGATCGGGCGCCAAATCGGGCGCAGGTTTCGTCGCCGACTGGATCAACTGACAGTTCGGATCCATCAGGAGGTAGGAGACGCCCTGCTTGGTCTGATCCTCGTACTTCTCGATTTCGACCGTGCGCTTTTTATCCTTGTACACCAGGATGTAGGCGTTTTTGGTGAGCAATGTGTCGGTCGCAAACTCTAAGAAAATGTCGAACCATGGGTGCTTCTGCGTCACCAGCCAGTTGAGATACGCGGACTCCTGCTTCGCCGGATCCACATCCTGTTCCGCAATGGGAGTTAAGTTGACCACATCATCGCCATTGGCAAAGATGCGGCACAGGGAGGGCAGTATCCACTGTACTGTCTCAAACACCGTGCGATCGATGACCGCGGACTGCCCATCAGGGACTTTGGAGATATCCTTGCCCAAATACAGATCAATCGATTTGGCGCGCTCAGCCGAGAGTTCCGCGGTCAGGTTCGACAGGTTCGAGCCGTAGGAGCGGCTGTCGGCGTCGTCGATCGCCGCAATCAGCGCAACATCATCCATCGGCTTTGATTGCGTCTGCGGTTGGTCGGAGGAGGCCATCAGCTGGTTCCGTTCAGTTTCTTATCTACAACGCTGCCGGCAAAGTAGGTCGAGAGCACTAAGGTCGAGAGCGCGACATACACGCCGCCATCGATGATGTGCTTGAGCAAGGCGAGCGCACCGATTCCCTGAATGAAGCCCACCAGCACGAACTTGCGCGAGGTATAGCGCTCCAAGAGGTCAGTCCATGCGGAGCCCGTGGGAATGACCGAAGTGTTGCCGTGCTCGTCCATCAGCGCAGCCGGCGCTTCAATGCTCGAATTTCTTGTTGCTGCTCCTGGGTCGCGCGCACCAAGAGCGCGATGATGCATTCCTGCCGGTAGGATTTAGGCGTCTTCATATCATTTTCATAGACCGCACATTCCGGTGCGACTTGGGCGATGTTCTCTGCGATCAATCCTGTTTGACGAGTGCCGAAGTTCGGATCCGCGTTGGGCTTTTCGCGTTCCTTCATTTTGAAACTCGCGACTTCCATGCGGGCAATCTCAGGGATGACACTGCTGCCAATATCATGAACATCTTTCTTGAATCGCAGGCTTGAAATCGTGCAGGCCGAGGTCTGCAGAGTCAGCACGCCGCCGGCCGCCATGCAGACGAAATCCGCATTAGTGCCGGTCGTCACGTTGGGTAGCGTGAGCCCCCCTGCGATGGTCGTCGTGGCAGTCGATGGAGTTCCCGTACCCGTGGCGCCCCACACGTAGGTGCTCCCCGTGCCGCCTATTCCGATAATATTTGCAGTGCCGGAGGCTGCGCAGTCGAGGCCGTAGCCCAATAATATATTGGTGCTGCCTGATACACAGGTCGCGGTGCCGTTCGCTACCACGTAGGTGTTATGGTTGCCGGTTGCGTTTAATCCAGCGTTGGAGCCTACGTATGTGTTATTACCTTGCGCGACTTGAGCATGCCCCGCAAAGAATCCGACCGCGACATTGGAACTCCCCGTCGTCTCTGCAACCAAAGCGTTGAAGCCGACGGCCACATTGTTGATCGCTAGCCCGAGGGAAGTGCCGCCCAATGCGCCGTTGCCGACTGCCGTATTATTATTCGCACCCGAGGTTCCATACTTGAAAGTGCCGACGCCAACCGCAACGTTGCCTTGAGTCGCGATTGACTGCCCCATGGAGTCAACGCCCACGGCGGTGTTATTGGTGCCTGTGGTTTCATTGCGCTGCGTGCCGACGCCCAAGGCAGTATTGAAAGTGCCGGTGGTCCATGCGGACCCTGCCGACCAGCCTAAAGCAGTATTCTCGCTATTGGTGCCCGCTGCGGTCATTCCCACCCCAATGGCGCCGCAGGTATTGTAGCCGACGCAGGTAAAGAAGCCCTTGAGCATCGCCGTAATATTGGCATTCGTGGTCGTCTTCCCCGCTCCCTGGCCAATGAAGATCGATACGCCGCCACCCGGATCGGTGACCACCCGTTGCGGCATCTGCTGCACCTGCGATGAAGCGAGTAGCGAGAAGGTCAAACCGAGGGCAAAGATAAATAGTTTTTTCATGCGAACTGCCATTGATTATTGATGTAGGTCAGGCGCGCGGCGCTCAAAGGCTGCAGCACCGCATCGATACCGTTCGTGTTCGAGAAGCGATTTGCGGCCGATGAGCCGGCGGCCAGATGAGCGAAGGTGAGCGTATCGGTCGCGCTCTGATTCACCCACAGGATCGTGTGGCCGGCGCGCACATTGGTCGCATCCAAGCCGTTCAAGGTGGCTCCGCCCGATGCCGGGGTGGCAAGGATCTGCGCAGTGACCCCCGGTGAATAGCCGTAGAGCGTCGATGCGCCCGCGTTATTGACAGGACCGGTCGCAATGGCTGCGGTCACTGTCTGGCCGTTGGTGGTGGAGGCAGTCGAGGGATAGGCAACGGCCGCACCATTGGCAATCTGCGTGGTCTCATCGGCCCCAGCGAGCGTATAGATCTCGCCCGCCATGTACATATGGCTGTTGATGAGCGTGTTTTGAATGAATAGAACGCTCATGCAGTCTTCCTCGACAATTCAAGCGTGCGTTTCTGCTCAAGCGCCTGGAGGCGCACCAACAGATCGTTGTAATCCTTGCGCAAGGAATCGATTTGCGCCTCAAGCGCTTTGATTTGCGCGAATTGAGCCATACTCATACGGACGCCCTCTTGGGGTAAATCAGTGGTTTTTGGAACGAATCGTTGTTGTGCAGCTTCTCGGCCACCATTGCGAGGTAGCGAAATGCGTCTGCACCGTGACTGTTATGGACTATGGCGCCATTGGCCAGACAAAATTCATGGACCTCTGGCACATCCAAGCACCATGTATCAACGCGTTCGATGAGCGGGGTTACGCTCTCGATAAGCGCGGGCTTTACACGTGTTACCGCAATACTTTTGCGCTGTTTTGGATTGGCGATCCAGTCCCATAAATTCTTTGCCGCAAACAAGGCAAGGTCGCACAGTCCTTTTCCATTTCTTCCAATTTTGAGTTTTTCTGGCATTTCTGCTGTGCCATGCTCTGCCAGCTTCAGATCGATGCCATTCTGCAGCGATCCGCAATGCTGATGCGCTCGGTGAATGGGCTGGTCGTTTTGCCCAAGATGCCGAAAGATGTTCCGAGGCCGGTATACATTCGAGGTTGGTAACGCAATTATTTTCTGTGTTTCCATCTCGGTGATGGATGTGACACCCCACCGGAATAGGCCCAAAAGCCAACTTCCATACATCACGGTGCAAACGTGAGCCACCGCGCGCGTAGTAATTCTCTTTAGGCCATAACCGATAGAGATACCCATCGAAATAAATGGTGAAGGGATCGAGCACGATAGGATCTGCGAATCCGTCTGCAATTCTTCGGCGGATCTCCATCCGTTCGCCGTCTTGAATAAATGCTCCGGCGTGCACCTCACCGTACTGCCGTCTTTGAACCGCACCTCCACAAGTGGGGCATTTCTGCGCGTGATCCTCGGATTCACATAAGGTTTGAAACCACACGATGTCATGACCTCGCCTTTTTCGGGGAGGTCCATTATCGGACACATTCCGTAACGCGTCCATACCAATTCATGCGGGTGCAAACAGAACTCATCATGCATCGGCGTCGCCGGCTCATCGGTCGAGGGCGGAATGATGCGTTTGTAGCGCTTCAAGCATTCACGCAAGCGAACCGTCTTCTCCCGGTCGAAATAGCAGCGGCCGAAGATCACGCGCGCTTTCTTGATGCCCATCTCGACATCGGCTTTGGGAACGATCTCAACGGATTTGAGAAACTTGCGCAAAATGCTCTGCGGGCTCTGGCCGGTGAGCTTGTAGCGCTCGTCCGAGCCATCCCATGGCAGATAGTGCGTACCCCAGTTGTAGGGCAGCGCTTTTAAGCGCGCGCCGTACTCGGTCATCGAGCGCAGGTTATCCTCGATATAATCGACGATGCGCAGCTCCGATTTATTGGTCTGCACGATGATGATCGAGGTCTGATCGTTGAAGCCCAAATCCCACACGCTATGAGTTTTTAGCTCCTCATCCGCCGGCAGATTGCAGACGCGCTTGGACTGTGCGAGCGCGGTCATCTCGCGCGTGTAAATGGCACCCTGCGCAGCCGGGCGGCAGTGGCCTTCCCACACATTTTCATATTCGGCCTGATCGGTGCGCTTCAAATGCTCCATCTCATCGCGCAGTTCCTGCGTGAGCCACGGATTATCGCGCCAAGAGACCGGAATCAAGATCGAATTGGGAGGCGTGTTCTCGATGAACCGCACATAAGTGTCATCGGTGTCCAAATCCGGATTGAAGCTGATCCAGATCTCCGAGCCTGCCTTTCTGATCGTCGGGATAAGAATCGACCACGAGCGCTTCGTGACCGTCTGCCCCTCTTCCACCCAACATCGATCAGCGCCCTCGAACGACTTGATCGAATCGACGGTAAGCGCCGAGAGGCCGGCAAAGATGAACACCGTACCGTTGATGCCGCGGATCTCGGTCTGCTGCACCTCGTAATGATTCGTCAGGCCTAACTCGATGATCTGATCGGATAGCAGCCGGTGCACTGAATCGCGGATCGAGCGCTGCGTCTCGCGCGCACAGAGCACGCGAATTGGATCTTTCCAGCCTTGCAACAAGAGCGTGCGCGCAATGCCCCAGCTTTTAGTTCCGCCGCGCCCGCCGTAGAGCACTTTGTAGCGCGCTGCCTGCCACAGCGGCTCAAGTTTTGCCGGCAGTTCGATCCGGGCCATTCACGAAGACCACTTCATGCTTGTGCTGCAACGGGGAATCCTCATCGCCGCCGACCGTCACCGACTGCGCGGGCTTGCCGTCCAAACGATTGGCAATTTCAGTGATGCTGTCCCAATCGCCAGCGAGCGCGCCTTCGACCACGCGCAAGGCGATTTTGTCGAGTGCTTCACCAACAGCGATCGGAGGGTCAACAGAGACGAATCGAGCGAGGGCTTTGTTCAAAGCATCCTGCCATCGCTTGCCCTTGGCGCCATTGATATTGCCTAATGGCGCGCCGGCCATTGGTCTAATTCCAACATATTGATTTTACCGACTGCCATTACGCTTGGTCGGCTCCGATCTATCGCGTGGTGTGCCCCGGGGTGGGGTTGTAATTGAAGCCTGAGCCATCCTCAAAAGGCATGGGCTGGCTGTTGAACTTTGAATCGCCACCGCGGGCGAAATCCTTGCCGCTCGCCTCTCCTGGCATGGTGCGCGCTTTGGCGGTGCCGAAATGCGCTTCGACCGCGGCAGTCATGGCGCCGTGTTTTGATGCTTCGATATATTCGCTCATGGGTAACTCCCTGTTTTTTAGGAATAAAATCCAATCGCCGAGAAGTAGGTGACATTGGGCGTATTGACGCTCGTCTCCTTGATCGATACGCCACCGATGTTGGCGGGCAACGAGCCAAACAGGCTCAAGGGCATGTTGTGCACCGTGAACTGCGAATTGCTCAAACCGAAATCGTGCTGCGTGGTCGACGATGAGGTCGCAACCGCATTGCCCGTCGCCACTCCTGCGGTATCGTAGAACTGCACCTGGAAGCCGTAGCCGAGCTTGGTGGGCATCACGCCGAAAGTGAGGGTGGTGTAGGGGGTTAAGGTGAAACTCGGCGTGGTGAGCTTCAGCGTGCCATTAACGACGGTTGCCGAGAGCTTGCAGCCTGTCATGGTCTTTTGCGCAGGCGCCGAGGCCCAGGGCTGACTGCCGACCGTCTGCGAGCTCGAGAGCGTAAAGGTCGGGAACGTGCCGCTGACGATCGTCGGTGCCGCACTGCCGCCAAGATTCGATTGCCAGCAGGCGGTATCGCCGATGTTGATCGAGCCAGAGATCAGGGCGCTCACGCTCATCGTCGTGCCAGAACAACTCGCGGTGAAGCGCGATGCAGCATTGGCTGGGTTGTTGAGCGAATACAGACCCGCGTTGATCGACCCGGGGAGCCAAGTATAATCCGCGGTGGCATTGACGGAGGCATCCGTCCAGCCGGCCGCTGGCGCCCCTGTTCCCTGAAAGGCCCAGGCGAGATTGCCGCCAATCAGCGTTACATTGTCAACGGCGTAGGTGATGTTATTGCCGTTCGAGCCGACCGCGAACTTGTAGAAGTTCTTCGCCCCCAGCATCGCCAAACTCGAAAGCGGCGCCGTCACCGTGGTCCAGGTGTTGGCCGGGATCGCCAGGGCGGCCGAGCCCTGGGTGACGCTGGTCGACCCGCCGATGTCATTACCCGTCGCGCGGCTGTAGTGCGAACTCACATACATCGAGCTTGGGGTCGGTGTATAGAGCGAGAAGCTCAGCTTGGTGTACGGGCTGTCATCAAAGCCATTCGGCGGAATGGTGTTCCACATGGAACCTGGCTGCCAGCCGCCGCCGAAGGCGCTATTGGTGGCCACCTGCAGGCTTACCGTCGAGCCGGGGCATACCTGGACGGTCGAATTGCGCGTGATGGTCGCGCTGAAGGATAGATCCGTGCTCACCGGGAACTGCGGCGCCAAGGTACCATTGGCGTAGAGCACGAAATTGCCGCTCGCCGCGGGAATCACCGAATTCGACGCGCCCGAGGGCAAGCTCGGCCCAATCGCGTTGTTGGCCACCGCTTTGAAGCTGTAGGACGTGCCATTGACCAGGCCATTGACTGCGACCGGGCTCGAAGCGCCGGTGCCGCTGATATTGCCCGGCGTCGAGGTGATGGTATAGCTCGTAATTGGGCTACCACCGGTCCCATTCGGCGTGAAGGTGACGCTCGCGCTCGCGTTGCCCGCGGTTGCGGTGCCGATGGTGGGAGCGACCGGTACATCGGCCGGGGTCACGCTGTTCGAGACGCCCGACTCCAAGCTGTTGCCGACCGCATTGGTCGCATGCACCGTGAAGCTGTAGGCCACCCCATTGGTGAGGCCGGAAACCGGGACCGGACTTGCCGCAGCCGTGCCGGTGAGGCCCCCAGGGCTTGCGGTTGCGGTAAAGCCCATGATCGGCGAGCCGCCCGTCGCATTTGGGGTAAAACTCACCGAGGCGCTCGCATTGCCAGCGGTTGCGGTCCCAATCGTCGGAGCGACCGGCCTGGTCGGCACCGCGGCCGCTCCCTCGAGCACCATGAGCGTGACTCCATCCTCCTTGACGATGGAGCCAGAGCTGCCCTCGAGCTTCATCCGCGTGAGGGTCATCCGGCGCCTTGCGAACTTGAGCAACGCACCGAGACAATCACCAACCCAGTGCCATCAAAGCCGGTGCCCCCCGTCGCCGTCATGCGAATGGTGCGGATCGTCCCGGCATTGGTCGTGACCGGGCCCGCATTGGCAATCGTGGTACTGACCGAAGGACTGATGGTATTGGCAAGCGCGGCTGGGGTGGCTGACCAGCCTAATGCCCAACTGGTCAAGCCTCCGGAAGTTCCCAAAGCGGTGGCGATGGTGGCGGTGAAAAGATCGGGATTGTGGGTCGCCGGAACCGCAATCGGCAGATCAAAGGTCAAGCCCGCCGGCGGCGTTCCACTCCACACTTGCGACCATTTCTCTTCCACCGCACCATTCTGGCAAATGGACTCAAGGCCATTGCTCAAGTCCATGATCCGGATGCGATTACCAATCGCCTTGCCGCCCTGCATGCTCAACATGCGCTGCTTGTAGCCGGAATAATTGGCCCCGAGGCCGTTCTGTGCGGTCGCGTTCACGAAGTTGGCGATCGTCCCGGCGACGGTCTGCGCGCCGGTGGTTGCGTTCGCGTAGGAAACCGAGCCAGGAGCCGAGGCGGTCACCGTGAAGGTACCGTTGTAGCCCGCGGGGGTTACGCCTGCGATCGTGACCTGCGTACCGACGGTGGCGATACCGGAAGTCGTCGCGAAAGTAATCGTCGCGGTCGAGCCCGTTCCGGAAGCTCCCATGGTCGCGGTTGCTGCCAGAGCACCTGCGCCCGTAGCAGCCCAAGTGCAAGTCGTTGCTCCATTGGTCAAGGTCGCATAGCGCACCTGATTGTCGTTGAATTGCAAGAGGTACAGGCCGGTCGAATGCGTCCAGTTCGAAGCGAGCGCCGTGCTCGTGCCCGTGGGTGGGGTTGCGAACACGACTGGATAAACCCTAAAGCCATGCACCCGGACATTCACATCGGAGTTGGTCATCACCGCGCTGCCCTGCAAGGAGGCGGAGCCGCGGAAGGTCTGATCACTCGAATACGTATTGAAGTAATAATCCGCATCGATCGTCATGAAATTGCCGGCGATGCTAAAGCCGGGTGAACCGGTGCTTGGCCAATCGGGCAGATATACCTTCACGCCCTTAAAATCACAGTTCTGATTGTTGTTGTTGCCCATGTCGGCAATCGGGAACACGGTGGGCGCCGGATTCAAATCGCGCGCCACCAAGTTCTCGATGGTCAGATAGTTGTACGGCGCCCCTGAGGGGAAGCGCAGGCCCCAAATCGGCAGACCGTTCGAGGTGACGACCGATGAGTCGTACACGAATGACAGATTTTTCATGGTGCCATACCCGTTCGGGTAATTGTTCGTCAGGCAGTCCATGAAGCCATCGGGCCGCAGGCTCGTATAACCATCGATCACGGTGTTCAAACACGGCGCCATTTTCAAAGACACCATGCTGCCGCTCGTAGTGGAGCGGCGGGTCGCGCCGCCCACGTAAATGCCATAGTCAAAGCAGTTCACCACCTCGCGCGTCCAGCCGGTGAAGGAGGGGTCAGGGTCTGAGATGTAGAGCAAGTGCGGCGGGGGAAACCAGCTCAAACTGCCACCCGCTCCCGTTCCATCCGAGTGCTGCAGATCCGAATACCGATAACCCTTCAATCCGTGAATGCGCACCCCACCGCGGCAGAAGATGCCCATATAGCAGCCGTCCAGGCGCAAATTGATGATGTCGACGTCAGTGGGCAGCACCGCAGTCGAGGCGTTAATTGCTTGGTTATTATTAGTGACCAAGGTGTTGGGCGCCCACTGCTCATCGAAGGACATGCCGAACGGAATGAAATTGGCAGCATTCGCGCCTTGCGGCACATAGATGCTCACGTTCTCGAAGCGCCCGCGCGCCAAGGCCCCTTGACAGCGGAAGATCGCCGAAGGATTCCCATGCCCCGTGTAGAGGCAACTGCCGCTCCCGGTGAACGTATTGCCGAAGTTGGCAATCATGTCGTTCTTCATGATGACATCGTTGAAATGCGCGGTCAGTGCTGGATACGGCGCTGCTAGATCATCATACGGCGCAGCGCCCACGTATTTGACGTTCAGATTGCGAATGACAAAATCGGTGGTGTGCAGGAGGATGAAGGCAGGGATGTAGGAATTATCGACGATCAGTTCGCCCGAAGGGGTGCCGACGATGTTCGTTCCAGTGCGCAGGAAGATGCACTTCGAGTCATCGATGCCGATGGTGAGCTTGCATTTGCAGTCGACGATGAGCGGCTTGCCGGTCGAGAGCGAGAGCGCGTAGGCTGCGGTAAAGCCGGCCCAGCTATCGGTGACTCCCGTGGTATCGATATTCGGCTGCGTCGACAAGGTGATTTGAGAAATGAAGCCAAAGCGCCGGCCTAAGAACGTGACGGGCGCAATGACGTTCCCAGCGCTCTGCACCAAAGGGAAGGTTTCGGTGGCATCCAAGGGCACCGCGGGGGTGAACTGACTGAAAGCGCTGCTGAGCAGCGGCGCCCCAAGACCCGCAATGGAGGCATCGAGCGCGGCAAACTTCGAATTGATGGCCGTGCCACCAACGCGCGCCTTATCACCATCTTTGGTGCCGACACCAGTACCTACATTGACGACATCGCTCATTCGAGGGCCTTAAGAAACGACAAAACCGGCACGAAGCCGGTTGGATGGGGAAAAATGGATATGTATCGGTTTTACGCTTTCCCGACTGCGGCTAGAAAGTCGGCATAGGCCGGCCCTTTCTGCTTGAACATTCGATAAAATTTGGCCTTGCGCTGCTGACCATCCAAAATCAATGATTTGGCGTCGACATGTGTCCATGTCAATTTGGGTCTGCCAGGGTGTCCGTTACGGATCAGCACGTCCTTGCAGACCGCCTTGAAGTCATCGAAGTCATCAGCGTCGACCTTGAACCATTCGAGCGTGTGATGCCACGCGGTGGCCGCGATCTGCATCTGCGACTCGACGCTTGAGGCTTTGTCCTTGGAACACAAATCAACCCACGCGAGCGTGAGTGGTGTCACCGGATTGCCGTTGCGGATCTCCCCGAAGCGCTTCACCGGATTCTGCGACATTCCGATCTTGACGTAGAGCGGTCCGTCTCCATCTCGACAAATCAGGGTGTAAACGAAGTAACCGCCTAACACACCACTGGAATTGTAGAGCCGCAAGTTTGGCATCGTTGGATATTACGCTGTGGCGAAGGTCGAACTCGACATACTGTTTTCGCTATTCCGTATGCTAATCGTATATAAAGCGCGCGCTAGTTCACCTTGTGAGGAATCAAGGCGGTCGTAGTAGGTCTGAATGTGAATTCCGATGGTGCGCGCTTTGGTCTTTCCCTGCCCCACCACGACGTAGTGCACGAAGAGGATTTCGCGGTGCGGCTCCTTCAAGGTTTTGACCGCGTTGTTGATCTCGAGCGCATCGGGGGCGAGGACTTCCGGGAAGTGCTGCACGAAACGCCCCGCAGAAGCTCCCAGGGAGCCCTCAGCGATCATCTTGCCGAGCATGGTGCGTGAGGGCCATCCGTCTTGCCCGCACATCACCCAGCGCAGCTGCGCGCCCCAGGAGCGGCAGCGTTCGTGAATATAATCTATCACTGGAAGCTCCCGCCTCTGCGGTTGGGATGGTGATGTTCGAGCCTCATAGATTCATCTCCCTCACGTGAAAACCAAACCACACCCAACCGAAGCGGACCTTACCAACGCCAGACCCCACCCGACATCACCACAGCTCGCCAGACCGCGCCCGAATCAAAGCCTTTCGAAATTTGTCAAATCGAAGCGCCCATAGGTGGGGCGGAAATCACCCACACCGACCAACTTTCCCGCCATTCCCAGTACTTCACGGAAGAACGCTGGATCGACGTATTCCGGCAGGTTGATCATGAAATCCATGTCAGCCGTCCAGCCGTGTCGCATTGCCGGCCGCACCCGAGTGATGCCATTGCGCTGGACCGTGACGCGGCGGCGATCCTCATAGTCCCACTGCTTAGTGCCCAAAGAAGCGAGCGGCGTCATGCTGATAACCGCGGCCTTGAACAAATCCATAGCGCTTTTGCGCGGACTGCGCGGGTCCTGGCGGAACTTCGCGGCCACGATGATTGAGCCGCGAACGTACTCGCCTGGCAGGCAGAGAAATTGATTCTCATTGCGCCAAACGTAACTTTCTATATTATCGGTCTTCTTCGCGGCGCTTCCTTTGCGGGCCGCGGACTTCTCTGCTACTGCTTCGTTGTTCCATCGATGAAAGAGCATATCGGACGTGCCGGTCAGCTGAACCCTGACCGTGTACGGTTCGCTCAACTCAATCTGTTCCTTTGCGCCATTCGACACTGGCGCCAATTTCACTACTGCATTCATAAAAATCCCTCGTTTGTTAGTAAAAACCTTGCCCTACCACACCGGACCCTGCCTCGCCCGACCTCACCACGCCATGCCTAACCCGTCCCGACCATGCCCTGCTATGCCCCGGCAAACCGGGCCGCACCTAGCCCTACCGGGCCGGACCAAATAAATAATTCTCAATTGCTACCTTCGATTCATCAAAACCCTTGCAAATTGCAGCGGCATAACCCACCGCAATCATCTTGGCCTGAAATTCTTTTTGCTCCTCGCTCGTCACCGACAGTTCAATCCTTTTCATTTCTAGCCAGAGGCCCGCATATCGAAATGTGGGCAATGCCAAAATATAATCGCTCGCACCGACTTTGAATCCGGCCCGCTTCCAAGAATTCATGGTGATCGCGCGCGCTCTAGCGTCACCGATCAACTTCACGCGGTTAGGGATCATCACCAAATAATCCGAGAGTCGAAGGCCCTTGTGCCGCACCAACGATGCCCATTGGATCAAATTTGCGCACTCGTCATCCTCGGTGGGCAGTGGGGCTTTGAGCTTGAAAACTGGATTTCTCATGATCCAGCACACAGCCAAAGGATCGCCCACAGCACGGCCAATGCGACCAAGGGACCGACGAACAGGAACACAACCGCCAGCGGTGATACGCTCCAGACGAACCAAGTCAAAGCGATCACCGCAGCGCCGATAATGGCCAATGCCAGCCAGGTGAGCGTGCGGTCATCGGCTTTGAGGTGGAAGGCTTTCACGGTGTTTTCAGCCAGCCTGTTCCATTGGGCGGCAGCGGCAAGCGCACCCAATCCATGATGGTCGCTTGCGAGACACCCAGCCGCTCGCCGATTTGCACCTGCGTGAATCCCTGCTCCCACAAGCGGATTGCCCTGCGCACTCGATCAGGCCGTTTGCGCATGCCACGATTCACGCCGCCGCCCGATACACAGGCGCAACCCTGTCCGTAAGCGCAGACTTACATACAAAGTGGTTAATTTTTGTACAATGCGTGTCTGGAGGGCTGGTACACCGCTTATCGTCACTGCCGCCCAAGACTCCGGGGAGCAGGTTCGGCCCCCTAGCCTCCCCGGAGTCTTTCATCCGAATCATTTGGCAATTCTCATGCGGTTGGCGAGGTCGCTGATTCGAGCATCCACCCTTGGCCGTTCCACTTGTGGATAGTCTGGTGAATGTCGCCGACCTTCGGCCGATATGCCTTGTCGGGCGAGTTCGACGCGGGTTTCGAAGCTTCCAACTGGCTCACCCGGTGACGGAGTGAGTCCATATCTTTTTGCAGCTTCCTTCGCCACCACGTAACGTCGCTCATCTGCCGCTCGAATGCGGCCACGCTCGATTTCCTCTTTGGTTTGCGGTGGCTCGAACTTGAGGTCTTCGAGATAGATTTCATCCTCGAAGAAACGGGCGGGCGTGACGACGAAAGAGGAGCCTTCCGTGCCCGCTTCTTGGCAGTATTTCGCATAGCGTCTGACCCCTTCCATGATCTGCTCCCAATTCGTTTCAAAAAGCGCGCGTCGTAATTTTAAGAACACCCTTGGCCAGCTCATCGGCCCTGACCGTCTCGGATACTCACGCTTCAACTGCTCCAACCAATCGACTGGCATTTCGTTCATGGCGCACGACCTTTGCCAAATTCGACCGCGCGCACTGACTTGATTAAATCCTTAAGCATTTCAAGACTCCTGATCTCAAGACATGGACCCGAGAGGAGCTTCGGAAACACCCCCCCACCCCCCTCTTAACGAGTTGGGTGAGAGAGAGCTTTAATGGACCGTCGTATCACTTACGGTTTCCACCTCTGTGCTTTCGTTTACCCTCGCGCACAGACCTAGCCCCCAGCGATTTGCTGTGAGACCTGAAACTTGCTACGCTTTGCACCTGTTCTGGTTGCGTAGTGCCGTTTCCCCGGCCCCTCAGCGATCAATAAAAAAGCCCTAGGCCAAAACCTCGGGCTTTTTTGTTTCAATTCCTTTCACCCGCGCGATCCAAAACTTCATCCGGTCGCAGCACGTCCGCCGTTCGCTGTCCGAGGTGGAGCGCATAAGGCTTTGATAGGCCTCATCAATGGCCGCTTCGATCGCGTCGGGATCATGAATAATGGGGGGCGGGACACTCGCCACATCGGCTGGCCTAGCCTTTGCGCCCCTAGAGACAGGCCCCATGCCTATGACATGGCCCCGGTTGAGGTTCCCTGCCTCAGCGCCCTCGGCGGCCGACGCTGGCGGATTCATAACCTCGGGGCACTTTTGTAAACGGTCGGCCGATGGCGAACTACGGTGTTCATGGGATGGCGCACAGACAGATTGACGCGCACCATTAGAGTGCGGTTGCGCGGGCGGTGGGATTGTGGAGGCCGCAAAAGACCTCATGCCGACGCAGTTCCCATCATGCCGCTACCGTGTCATCGGCCGGCGGCGCTACAGGCTTTTTCTTGCCCCCATGGCGGTGCTGCCAAAGCTGAACGAGCGCCATCCCAATATTGAACGCAGGGTTCTCGGTTTCACCGGTCTTGATGCGGTGAATACTCGATTGCCCGACGACAACGCCATACAATTCAAGGGCATCGGCGATTTCCTGCTCGGTCATGCCATCCTTAACGAGACTTTTGACGATGCCAGTGGGGTTCATGGGGCCGATACTACGACACTACAAATATTTATGCAATGAATCATAAAAGACGTTGACAGTTATGCGAACGCGCATTATAGTCGCCCCATGGTCACCCAACACATGGAGCGAGAGATGGCTTACGGAATGTTTCTACCTGATGGCAACACCCTGGTTCCCACCGGCGTGTTCAACGCGATGCTCGATGATCTGCGCAATCAGTACCTCGACAACCGAGACGCCGCTCGCGATCGCAGTCGGTCACGCGACATGCGGTTGTTCTGCGCAAAGCTTGCCACCGTGTGTCGGCTGGCGCTTCGCTCCATCGAGCGCAGTCCTCATTGCCGCGCGCAGACGAGGATCACATGAATCACTCAGCCCTCGGCCAAGCCCTCTTCGAGGTCTGTCAATCTCAGAACCTTCGGATGCTGGCCATCCAGGAAGCGGCGCGCACCGATGCGAAGCTCGATTGCCTCTACAAAATCTGGTTGCTCGCGACCGACACATCGGAGGATGAGCCGCGACATGTGCTCAACGAGGTCATTTCGCGCATCGAGAAGCTGGCGAAGGGTGGGTTGGGGCTATGAGATACCTCATCGTCTCCGATGGCGGCCTATTCTTCATAGGCGATGGCCAGTGGTCAAAGGAATATCCGGACGCAAAGCTGTTCCCAAACTTGCAAGCCGCGCGGCGCGTTGACGACAAGTTGTTGCGCACGACGGAGATCTACAGCGAAGAGGCCTACGCGGAAGGCAAAGAGCCGGTGTCGCCATGACCGCCGGCAAAATCGCCTTGGGCTGTCTCGTGCTCGCCGTGCTGCTGCTGCTGGCCGATGACTTGGCGGCGCGCATTCCCGACTGGTACCGACGCCGTAGGCGGGAGCGCGAGATGCGCAAGTACAACCTCGCGGCCTTTCGCGGGGCCCGCAAGTTCGATGACCCTCGGTGGCCATCGTAATGGGCCGCATCACGCAGCGGCTCGCCGACGAACTGGCCAAGGTCGCCACCGACAAAGGCAAGCTGATCGAGATCGGCTGGATCAGCGCCCTGCTGTACGTCGTCCCGAAGGATGCGTCAGAGACGCAGGTGAATGAGATGCATAAGGCGTTCTTCCTGGGTGCGCAGCATTTGTTCACCAGCATCATGTCGATCCTCGATCCGGGCGCCGAGCCAACCGAAAAAGATCTGCGCAGGATGGACCTGATTCACAACGAACTGGAAGTCTTCCGCAAGGAAGTGACAAGTCATCATACCGCACCGGAGCGCAGCCAATGACAGTAGATATCCCCCCGCGCCTCTACAGCGCGATCTTAGCCTCTTTGGATTTGGCCATCATGCGTTCCCCCGAGACCGGCTCGCTCAAAGGCGAATTCAGCGAGGCGCTGTGCTTTTTGGAGTCAAACCTGCACCAGCGCTTGGAGCGGGTCAGCGCTGAGCTGTCGATGTTTCATCGGCGGCAGGCGACGTGATGAAGATCAAAACGAATTTCGATCCGAAGCCTATCCCGATGCGCCAGTTCGATTGGGCCGCATGGGACGACGATACGCTCGATTACGATTCGCGCATGGGCTGGGGCGCAACGGAAGAGCAGGCAATAGCAGATTTACAGGAGAAGATGGAATGAATGCAGTAGTCACAACCGAACAGCCGGCCGATTCCATGATGAGCATGATCGAGCGAGCCGCGCGCGATCCTGCGGTCGATATAGACAAGCTGGAGCGGCTTTTCGCATTGCGCGAGCGGATGGTCGCGGAGGAGAAGAAGACCGCCTATAACGCCGCTATGTCGATTGTACAGGCCAAGATCAAGCCTGTGTACCGCGACGCGATGAACCAATCTACTAATTCAGCCTACGCGCGCTTAGAGACCATCTCGGATGCCATCACGCCGATCTACACGGCTGAGGGGTTCTCGCTTTCATTCGACACCGCCGATTCACCGAAGGCCGATCACATCCGCATTGTCTGCGAGGTAATGCATTCGGCCGGCCACTCGCAGTTCAAGCACTTCGACCTGGCGCTCGATAACGTTGGGCTCAAGGGCAACCCGAATAAGACCGCGATTCAGGCGAGCGGTTCAACCATCTCATATGGCCGTCGCTACCTAAAATTGATGGTATTCGATGTGGTGCTCACGAACGAGGACAACGACGGGCAAGCGCCGGAGCCGAAGATCCACGAGACCAAGGGCGACTCGCTCAATGTCGTTCCCATCGAGGAAGCGCAACCCTGGGCCGACAAGATGCTCGCAGCATTGGCCCTGGTGAACACAGAGAAGGTTGAGCCTGGCGTGCAGCTATTGCGCACCGAACGGATGCGAGCGATGAGGGTTCTGGACCTGCACGATGAAATCAAGGGCAATAATGACCTGTACATCGCTGCGAGTCATCTCTTGCCTTCGAAGGCGCGCAGTGCTTGGAAGAAGTACAAAGCGATGGCCGAAGAGATGCAGGAACAAGAAATGGCGAGCGATCCCCGCAATGGGTGAGCAGTCCTTCGTCCTGCCGCGCCTGCTCTCGCGTGAGCGTGCGATCGAGCGCATCGCCTCGGTCCTCAGGGGTCTATCGCAGGACCGCGCCTGGCGCGTCTCCGTGGCCGAGCACAAGCCATCGAGGAGTGATGCGCAGTGCCGCTATTTGAATGGCGTGTGCTACAAGATTTTGGGCGATGCGATCGGCTATGAGCGGGACGAGGTGAGCGAGTTTCTGTGCGGCACGTACTTTGGCTGGAAGACCAAGAAGGTACCGAAGAAGCCGAGTAACCCGATGGGACTGGAGAGCGTACCGGTGCGCACCACCACGACCAACGCCGATGGCAAACGCTCGGTCCTGGGCAAGCTCGAATTCGCCGATTACGTCGCGTTCTGCCAGCGCTTCGCCGCTTCCAAGGGCGTGTTCATTCCTGATCCTGACCCGGATTACGCGGCTCACCGCGAAGAGAAAGCGGCGTGATCCGCACCGGACAAACCCGCCATGCCAAGCGGTATGAGCGGTTGCGGGCCATCGGTTGCATTTGCTGTCGCCAAGAGAGCCCGTCAATCAGCACTCTGTTGCCGGCCGAAGTGCATCACCTCGTAGACCGCGGCTATCGCAAGCACTCAGGCGGCAATCAAGCCACGATCCCGCTCTGTGGGTGGCACCATAGGGGTGAGCCGATCATCGATCATTCGGTCACCTGGATGCGCGGGATGTTCGGCCCCTCGATGCGGTTGGAGTCGAAGCTGTTCACAGAAACGTATGGATCGCAACGTGAGCTATTGGCCCGCGTCAATGAGATGCTGAAATCGTGACCCTGCAAAGCTACCTGCCGCGTCCTCTCACACAGATCGAACAGGAATCAGTTATGACGAGAGTTGAGTTGATCCGCAAATGTGCGCTCATCGAGCGTGAACGCGACCTTGCGCGGGAAGAGGCGCTGCGCTATCGGGACCGGCTTTTGGCCATTTGCGCGGCGTGCCCGACATGTGACGGCAGCGGTGTGCTCATCGTCTCGGTCGACGATAGCGAGGTCATTCTCAAGTGCGATAAACCGATCGTGAAAACGGAACCGTGTGATGACTGTGCTGACTTGAGAGAGCTTCTTTCATGAGCTGTAACGTCGAGGGGTGTGAGAGCAAGATGCACGCGCGCGGCATGTGCGGCAAGCACTATCGGCGATGGCACGATAACGGTCATACCGAATTGACGAATGGCGCTGGCTGTCCAGACGTGTACGAGCGTTTCGCCTTCAACGGGAAGCGCGCCGAGTCTGGCTGTCTTGAGTGGAGCGGCAAGCTGCAAAAGACGGGGTATGCGCGCACCAAATACGAAGGCGCTCCGCAAATGGTCCATCGCGTGGCATGGCAAATCACCAATGGACCGATTCCTATAGGTCTGTTCGTCCTGCACAAATGTGATAACCGAAAATGTTTCGAGATTTCCCATCTATTTCTTGGGACGCTCAAGGATAATTCCATCGATTGTGCAGCAAAACGCAGGCATCCCCGTGTCCGTCTTACTGAAAGCGACGTGACTGCTATCAGGGCAAGTCGTGAGCCTGGCGATGTTCTTGCGGAAAGGTTCGGGATCTCCCGCAAACACGTATATGCAGTTCGACGCCGCGTATATTGGAATGAGGCGCAGCCGTGAAAAGGTATTACACGAATGAACTCGATTCTCGCGTCTTCGAGCACCCCGACGGCCCGTTCGTGCTCTATGCGGAGCATGCGGCGCGCGTGAAGGTGCTCGAAATGGCACTGACAGCCTGCAGCAACGAATGCTTGGATGAGCACTGCAATGTCTACAAGATCGTGCAA